CATACAGATTAAGCACTTCTACATACGGATTTAATAAAGATGAACCATTAGATTATTTCCAAGTCATTCACGCTTCAGAAGCTGCTTGGCAAGGTTCAGCCGGTTTCAATAAAGGTATTTTGGCAACGGAATTAGTTTCACTTGACCAAGACATTGATTTATATGCTAATTTTATTATGAACAATGGCGCTAAACCAAGCGGAATGTTTGTAACTGATCAAGTTATACCTGATTCAAAATTCAAAGAGATTGCTGCAAGACTTAAAGAAGCTTGGACATCAATGACAGGAAGCCGATCAACTGATTTATCGAAGCCAGGGCAGTCAATGTTATTAGATAATGGCATGAAATATATGCCTCTCAATATGCTAACGCTACAAGACGCGGATGCAAGAGAATTAAAAACGCAAACTATGAAAAGAATTTGCGGTTTGTTTGGCGTTCCTCCGGCTATGATTGGAATTGCTGATCAAAAGTATAATAACACTCAAACAATGTTAGATGAATTTTATAAATCTACAATGTTGCCTTTAACGATTAACATTCAACAAAAATTTAAACAAAACTTATTAGCTGGCTATCCAAACCTATGTATTGAGTTTCAAACTCAAGATTTTCTTAAAGGCGCACCATTAGATCAAATGAATTATGTTGTGGCTGGCGTAAATGCTGGTATTATTACACCAAATGAAGCTCGTGAATATTTAGGCAAACAAAATATTGATGACGCAGACAAATTAAAAGATAACACTAAACCAGCTCAAGCAATTAGTGGCACTTCACCGCAAGATACAGGCGGAGGAGGAAACACTTCAAGCGTTGGCAAAACCGGTCAAGCGGGAAAAGCCTAATGACATTAAAAGAGTTACTTGATAAACTAACGCAATCTGCTTTGAAAAGAAAACCAAAGCCGGTTGAAACCAACGGAATGAAAGAAAAGGGAGTGCCAATTCATGACTGATATAAAATTTTTATTTGAATCAAAAGTAGCATTAGGAGTTTCCGCAGATGAATCAACGGGAATGAGTGGCGCTATTGAAGCTACTGTAACAACATGGGGTGCGCGTGAAGGTGCAGATGGTCGCAAATTTAATTATCAACCGGAAGGATTTGCTCAATGGGCTGACGAATTTGCTAAAGCTGGCAAGCCACTTCCTATGTTTTTTCAACATAATGATATGTCTATGCCGGTTGGCGAATGGACTGAATTTGAATTTACAGACAAAGGTATGGACGCAAAAGGCAGACTATATACAAACACTACTGCCGGAAAAGATTTATATACAATCATGAAAGAATCTCCAGCTATGGTTGGCGGTGTTTCTGTTGGCGCTTATGCTGACGAATATTCAATGGTTGATGAAGAAGGAAATATGTTAGATGTTGGAATTGCCGCTGATGAAGATGGTTATTTTCAAATAACTAAAGGCGGATTAAAAGAAGTGTCTATTGTTATGAATCCAAACAATCTTGAGTGTAATGTTTCCAAATTAGAATGCTTTAGAGCTGATGGCTCTTTAGATTTAAAACTAATCGAGAAAGCATTGCGTGATGCAAAACTTTCAAGAAAAGATGCGACCACCGCGTCTTCAATTTTCAAACAAATTATAGAAACTCGTGATGAGCCTATTATTGTTTCTGAAAAAGCACCTATTCAGAGTGAACCTGATGCGGTGGTAGATGAGCAAAAAATTCTTAACGCTTTTGCTGAAAGAGAATTGCTCAAAATTTTAAACAATCGTCTTAAAGGATAAATCATGTCAGACAAAATTATCGAAAAGTTAGACGCTATTGAAGCAAAACAAGTTGAAGCTGTAGAAGCAGTTAAAACTGATGTTGATGCTAAATTAGCTGAAGCGCAAAAAGTATTTGATGAAAAAGCAGTTTCATTTGAAGAAAAAGTAGCACAATTAGAAGCAAAAGTTGCATCTATTCAATCTGCTCCTGTAATTAAAACCTACAAAACTATTTCTCAAGAAGTTAATCGTTCTGTAAAAGAACAATTAAAAGCTTTCATTGAAAAAAATGGCAAAGTAGAAAAAGAATTAAAAATGTTTGAAGATGTTAGTCAGCATGAAGCATATATGAAAGAAGCTTCTGCTTTAACAGGTTCAGGCGCTGGCGTAGGCGGTAGAACATCTTATGATCCTGTATTTGTTGCACTTCGTTTAGCCAACCCGCTTCGTGGCGTTTCAAGAACAGTTGCAACAGATGGCGCAACATATCAATTCCGCGCTAAAACAGGCAACGCTGGCGCTGCTTGGGGTTACACTATTCAAAACAATGGTGCAACTACAACTGAAGATACAAACATTTGGCAATTAACATTGCAAGACTTGAATGTTCAATTCCCAATCAGAACTGCTGCTCTTGACGACATTGATGGTTTAGAATCAAATGTTGTTAGCGATATGCTTCTTGAGTTTTCACAATCAGAAGGTTTATCAATGGCGCAAAATAATGACCAAGCTGCTCAATCAGCAACTAATCCTTATGGTGGCACAAATGGTTTAAGAGGTTTAAATCAATACGCTGGCGCTAACGCTTCTTACACAGGCGGCACAACATCAACAGCAGCTTACGGAACTTCAGGCACAGGATCATCAAGTGGCTTGCATTCATTAGCTACTTACGATCAATTAACTTCTAACACTAACTCTGTAACTACAAATAATGTATCTTACAAAGATATTGTTAATTTTGTTTACGCTTTACCGCAAGAATATTGGTCACCTTCAACTAAATTTGTAATTAATCCTATTATGTTAGGTGCAATTAGAGGTTTAGTGGACGATCAAAAACGCCCAATCTATGTTGATGGTTTAGCTAGAGAAGATGGCATTGTTGGCACATTGTTAGGCTTTGATGTTGTTGTCAATAAATATCTTGACGCACCTAATCAATTAGCGACAGGCGCTGCTGGAACAACTCCTAAATATCCAATGTATTTTGGTGATTGGACACGCTTCCATGCAATCGTTGATCGTTTAAATATGGTTATGCGCAGATATGATCAAACATTGCCAGGCTCTATCACATTCTATGGTGAAAAGCGTTTAGCAACTTCAGTAGTGAACCCATTTGCTGGTGTTCGTTACAGATCAACTGCAACAGCTAATGCTTAATTAGCAAAAGTAAATGTAAGGCAAAAGGGCGGTTTAATCGCTGCCCTTTTTTTTAATCAATTAGGAACAGACCATGAATACAACTGAAAAAATTTTAGATGGCATCAAACAGACGCTTGAAACAGGAAGCAGAGTCAAGATTGACTTAAAAGAAGCTTCAGCATTGACAGGCAGCGGTGATGGTGTAGGTGGTCGCACCTACTTTGATGATGCATTTGCGGCATTAAGATATGTAAACCCTTTTAGAATGGGTTCAAGACAAATTTCAGCAAGCGGTTCATCAGTGCAATTTGTAGCAAAAACCGGTAACGCAGCTAACAGCACAAACCCTTGGTTATATGCTGTAACACCAAATTCTGGCTCACCAAATATTTCTACATCTATTTGGCAGCTACCAACAAGAGTAATTACAGCTCAATTACCTATCAGAACAGCAGCTATGTCTGATATTAATTACATTAACGAAACATTAGTTGAAGATTTAATGTATGAATTTTCACAATTAGAAGCTCAATCAATGGCTACTAATGACGATCAATCAGGCTCTGCAACAACATCAACAGGCGGTGTAAATGGCTTACGCGGATTAACTCATTATTTAACAAGCACAACAACACCAGCTTATGGCACAAGTGGAAACGCTATAACAAATGGTATTCACACAATTAAATCTGTAAACCATAGCGTAACTGTTCCTGATTATGATTTGATTGTTAATTTAGCAAACGCATTACCAGCTCAATATTGGTCATCACCAACAACAGCTTGGCATATTCACCCTGATTTAATTGCATTAATTCGTAAATTAAAAAACACTGCTGGATTGCCTTTATTTATTGAAACAGGCGATGATGACGGTGGAGCTTTAGCAAGAGTATTTGGCTGGCCTGTAATTCCAAATCCATATTTAGATGCACCTACAGGATCAGGAAAAATTCCATTGGTTTTAGCTGATTGGAATAGATTTTTAACTATTGCTGATGTTGAGGAAATGAATGTTCAAGCTATGGAACAAACTGCTCCAGGTTTTGTAACTCTTTATGCTGAAAAGCGTTTAGTTTCAACTGTTCGCGATCCATTTGCTGGTGTATTTTTAGTAGGAGCATAATATGGCTGATACACTCGGTCAGGTTTCATACGCATCAACTAGAAATCCGTTCAACTATGATAAGTTTGAGCAAATTTCTAGGGATACAACAACTGCTTGGCTTACAACAACAGAGATTGACAATCAATTAAATTTATTTGGCGATACTTCGCAAAATACTTATTTAGCTGGTTTGGAAGTTGCTGTAAGAATGGCAATTGAAGATTATCTTGGTATGTCAATATTTGCTCAATCTTATCGAGTGTATTATGGAATTGATTCTTTATATTCAACACCGGTTTGTTTAGATTTGCCGGAAATTTCTCAAGGATCAACATTAACAAATGGTGTAACTATTGATAGTGTTAAATATTATGATGGAAACAGTCCAAGCGTATTGCAAACATTAACAAGCGGAAGTAGTAATTATTATTATGATGTTACCGGCAATAAAGTAATTTTAGTTAATGGCGTTCCATCTAATATTAGTCAAAACAGAACATCGCCTATTATTGTTGAATACACGCTTGCAGCTAACGCATTAGCAAGTTATCCGGTTATTAAACAAGCTGGATTATTAATGCTTACTCATTTATATAACAATAGAAGTGAAACTGTTAGCGGAGGATTGCAAAGAATACCTTATGGCGTAGATGCTTTGTTAAGACCATATAAGCCATTGGTGATGTAATGGGAATTAAACGCTATGAAAATGTAGATGTCAATACATTAACTTTTGCTACAAATACTTTTGGCGAAAATGTAACGACAATAACAAAGAAGTTTACCAGCAGACCATTAGTGTCATCTGTTAAAAATTCTTTACAAATAACCGGTGATACACGCATTTATCAAGATTTAATTGATTTTACATTTCAATATACGCCTTGGACTGCGGACATTGTTGTAAATCAAAATTTGTATTCATTTACATATAGAGGTCAAGATTGGCGTGTAACAAATGCAATAGAAGCGGATGACAGAATGAGCATAAATGTTCTTTGTTATCGTTCTGATCCTATTACAAAGGTTTAAAATGGCTACACAGCAAAATGTTACACAGTATGCACAAGCAATACAGGCTCAATTGACTAGCATTGTAACTCCAATTCCTGTATATTCTAACTTTAACAGAAACTATGCAACAGAACAAAAATTTATAACTTGGCATTTAAGAAATGTTCACCAACCCGTTTATACAGGCGTGAATCAAAACAATAAAGGTATTGACAGACCGATTTTTCAAATCAGCATTTTTAGTGTTTATATGAATGATGGATTAGATATTGCTAATACAATTATTCAATCGTTACATGGTTATAACGGGCTATTTGGAGGCGCAACTTATGGTTTTCAAATATCTAAAGCAGATGTTCAGTTTTTGTATCATGGATATGATAATACTACTGCAATCCATCAAGTGTTTATGGACTGCACATTAGATATACCAACATAAGATTTATTAATTTTAATTTAAGGATTTAATTATGGCACTTCCAACCAAAGTTTTACCAGGGTTTAGCGCTACGCTATACGCGCAGCCAAGCGCTACTCCAACTGTTTTAACAACTGCACAATTAGCAACATTAGGTAATGTGTCAGGTATTGCTATTTCAGGAAACATTGTGAATGTTGAAGCTATCCCAGCATTTGGTCAGGATGATGCTGTTGCTAGTTTTACAGTCGCTGGCTCAAGACAATCAGACAAAATTCCATCTCAATCAGCTCCATCTTCAATGACAATTACAGCTGCTTGGAATCCTTCCGACACAGTTTTATTATTAATTCGTGGCGATGCTTATTCAGGCACGGTAGATAGAACATATGTAATTGCTGCTACTGATGGCACAGGAACAGTTTATTATGCTTTCAATGCTAGAGCTTCAGAATGGAAAATTGATGCTTCACCAGGCGCTGAAGCAAAAGCAGTTTTTACTATTCACCCAAGAGGCAACCAATATGGTTGGTCTAATACAGCTTAATTAATTAACGAAGGAGTAATAAAATGGCAGC